CGTCCGTGAAGTGCCAGTACTCGTCCTTGTACACCTCATACTCGTCAGAAAACTCGTCAAAAACGATTGTCTGCAAGTCTGCCCATGTAACAACCAATTCTTTCATGTGATAATCCACCTTTCAAAATTTTTGATGCAGAAAGCATCCGTGAAAGCGCACAAAGCAGAAACCTTGTGCGCTTTGGCTGATGTTTTCAAGCTTCAAATTCTTCAATGGCGTAATTCAAGAACTCTTCAAGAGCGTTGTACGCCTGGGCGCAGTTGGGCAGAACCAGAACGCGATCCCCAAAACCCACAATAATGGGCTTTTCTTCAAAGGCTTTCCATTCCTCATCCGTCCCATTGTCAGGAAATGCAGAATTGAGAGAGCCGAGCAGAAGCCGGAGATTTGGGGAGATACGATCCCAGTCTTTCCTAGTATCGATAACCATTGATAATTCCTCTTTTCAAGTTAGATTTGGACTTAATGTCCGTATATGCCCACATCTGTAGATATGGGCATAGGCTGGCACTAAATCAGCGCAGAAAGCTACATGGTCTTGGGATTGCCAAGCCTGTCACAGAACTGGTCTTCGACATTGCAGAAAAAGTCTCCTTCTACAAAGTCATAGATTCCGAATGCAGCTTCCATGATGTCTTCCGGGATATCCTCGGAAAACTCGCAGTTGTCAACTATTTTCTGCTGTTCGACAGAAAGATAGTCGTAGTCCGTATAGCCGTCATGGCAGAATGATTGATCTAACAGAGTATCTCGCAGTTCCTTCTTTTCGGATTCCGTCAGTTCACAGTATTTCATTGTTTCAAATCCTCTTTTCTTTTCAAGTTTTCGATTGCTTAAACAATCGTTATTGCCTATAAAACACAAGCTTTATAGGCAATTGCCATTGTTTAGGCTTTAAGCTCTACGCAGTAGTCATAATCGGCGGTGAAGTAAAACAGCTTTTCGATTCCGTCCTCAACGGCTTTGAAAGCTGCGCTGTACTTCATGCAGTTGTGACCAAGGACGGACAAGCCGTAGCCGTGCATCCGTTCGCACATATCCTTGATTGAATACCATGCCCTTACCTTGTAGATTGACGGACTTCCGTAGGCTTCATGGATGTCAATGCATCCATTCCGGCTTGTGTAGTAGTTGTAACTGTCAACCAGGTTCTGCGCTTTCTTGGTAGTGTTCTTAACGATAATCATTTTACTTTCCCCTTTTCAATTTGATGTGTTCAAGCGTCTTGCGCTTGTTAATATGTCATGTTGTTCACGGCACATTAACAAGCGCACAAGCCTTTTTTTAGGCGGCTTGTGGCTTGCCTTGAAAAGTGGAAAGGAGAATTATCACATCTTAATTTATATCAGCGCAGTATAAACCAAATGCTAGAGGTTCGGTGGGTGTGCGGATTATCACTATGTATGTATACACCCCTTTACACCGTCCACCCACCGACAATTGTCGGTTGCCGCCGTAGCCGTGCGGTTAAGCACACGGCACATAGGCACGTTACAAGGGTACATACTGTCTTTACGCTCCTGACCGAGCATTGCTAAAAGGGATCGCTGCGCTACGCCATGTTCAGTTGTCAAGGTTCAAGGGGCTTCGCTATGCTAGGGGCTTGTCTAGGGGCTTTTCCGCCACCGCAGCCTCTCGGCTCGGCTCGGGTTTAACCCCTCTTGACGATGCCATAATAGCATAGGGTTTTACCCTTGTCAACAGCTTTTTCGTTATTTTCATGGGTTTTACCCTTATTCTACGTTTTGCACAAACCAACCGCTTTCATTTTGTACACATTGCCAGGGTCTTCCGTTTGCGTGGCTTGCCTTGTCTCTGCGTCCGGCATTCCATGTTCTAATGTACATTCCTCTTATTCGCCCCATATTTGCCGCCTACGGCGTTTTAGGCGTTTACCCATGTCTTTATATGGTTTGACATATCTTGCGTTGTAGGGGCGTTATTTGGCGTTGTGCGGATTCCATATGCTTTTGGCTATTTGTTAGGGAACATGGTTGTTACTGATTCGTAAATACATCTAATCTGTTGGATTAGATGTAGTGGTAATGAGGACGAGGAGTTATACACTAACCCGGGCGTGTACCCTGTAAAGTAAATTCACTTGACACTTTTCCACAAAGTTTTCAACAATTGATATTAGCACTCTCGCCCCGGCAGTGCTAACTTGCTACAATCTGGTTACAAAATAGCGTGGTATACAGTCTGTAATTAGATTTCTTTTACATTAATGCGGATAGTGTCAAAATATTGCTTGACTTTACCGTTAAAAATGTCTGATAATAACTATTAAGCGACATTTCACGCTTGCAAGGGTATACTAGATGTAAACTAACCATACCCGAGGGGTATTTAAGGCATGGCATTGGGGGCGGGGTTACCCCCATCAGCACCCGAAAACAGAAAAAAGCCCCCTCACAGCGGCTCACTGCGAAGGGGCAAATGTGGCAAAAGACTTTTGCCGATACTTTTGCCACCTCAAACCCAGTCGTACCAACGGTTTGCGGGTTTTTGGGGTGGCAATGGCAAAAGGTTTTCCTATAAACTTTCCAAAAACGTATTTTTCTGTAGAAAGTTTTTAAACCACCATACTTTTGCCACTTATTGTTTTATGAACTATTAGATATATAAAAGATAAGAAAATAAAGAAAAAGAAAGAAAAATAAGAATAATAAAACGGCAAAAGTAGTGGCAAAAGGGTGGCAAAAGGGTGGCAAAAGGCTCGGAGACTTTTGCCGTTTATGAACGGAATGTGAACAAGAAGAGAAAAACTTTGTAAAGGGTTCGGTAGTGAAGGAAGCAATGGGCTATGAGATAATGCATGAGACAAGAAAGGAGGCGTGGGGATGAAGAAGATCCCGACCTTGTTTGAGAGAGAGTATGGGGATGACGGAGGGGTCATCGCGGTAAAGCCTATAGTTCGCTCCGGCCTCGAATGGGTGCTGGACGGAGAGGGCGAAGCTACGGAGAAGGTAGACGGAGCTTGCTGTGCGATTATCGACGGGCGGCTCTGGAAGAGGTTCGATGCGAAGCCGGGGCGTAAGATCCCACCCGGGGCGATTCCATGCATCACACACGCCGACCCAATAACCGGGCATTGGCCTCATTGGGTGATGGTGGACGCAAAGTCCAAAGGCGATAAGTGGTTTGTCGAGGCTTGGGTGAATACCCCGTGGGCAACGGAAGACGGAACGTATGAGGCAGTAGGGGTTCACTTCCAGAGCAACCCTTACGGACTCGATGCCGACTTCCTTGAGCGGCACGGTAGGATAAAGATTAATGATTGCCCAAGGGACTTTGATGGCATCAGAGAGTACCTTCGCACACACGACATTGAGGGCATCGTCTGGTGGAAGGATGGAGAGCCGAGATGCAAGATCAAGCGCACGGACTTCGGCTTCCCGTGGCCTATTAAGGAGGGACGATGATGGCTGAATACATCTTTGCTGGGGCAAGAGTTTTCCGCGATGCAATCGGAGCAGATACTTTCCGTGGTTACTGGAAAATCAAATGTGGAAACTGTGGCATAGAGATTTCAAACGAATCTGAATACTATCTGACGGATGATGAACAGTTTCTAACAAACATTGACGGGAGAAGAAAAGCAATCGACCGCTGGAACAGGAGGGCAAACGATGTATGACAAACTTGTCAAGCGGCTTAGAGAAATGCCGATTGACATACGGTGCGCAAAAGTTATGCGAGAAGCCGCCGATGCCATTGAGAAGCTTCTTGCTGAAAGAGGCGAAGTTAATGCCGACTCATGGAAAACAGCGTTTGAAGTTGAACGCGATGAACACCGTTGGATTCCCGTGACGGAGCGGTTGCCGGAAGACAATGAAGCGGTAAATGTTGTATGGGTCAATCATAGCCCTGTTTTCTATTATCAGCACATTAAGGATAAGCCACAGACGGCAACGGGTGTGTACTACAGAGGAAAGTGGTATTGGTGGAGTGCGGATACGCAAGATTATCTTGCGGAATACGGTAAATGGGAACCAGATTTGATGGATGCCGCTATCGAAGTCACCCATTGGATGCCGCTACCAGAGCCGCCGAAGGAGGAACAGTTCAGAAAAACTGAACAGTTGAAACAAGAATACTATCACGCATTCTGCTCAAGATGCGGAAGACCTGTAATAGCAAAGAAAGAAGAAGCGTTCTGGTGGCCGGGTGGAACAACGCCTATATCGGATGGCATGGGTGCGAGAATGGAGAGCGCAAGCCCATCACAAACGCCGACCGCATCAGGGCTATGGCGGACGAGGAGCTGGACAAATTTCTTGGCGATGTGCAATGGGATGTTGCCAACTATTGCGGCGGCGTAACCCAAAAGCAAGAATATCCAGTTCCAGAGCAAAGGGGAGCGTGGCTCGACTGGCTACGAAAGGAGGCAGACCATGACTGATGTCTTTGCGGCGTTCTTCCTTGGCCTGTTTGCTGGGGCGTTTCTGATGATCCTGTTTCTGTCGTTCACTGGCGATCTTTAAGGAGGAAATATGAACTATATTATCAATCCCATGTGGTTCTACTGGGTGAACGTGGTAGACACGCTGGCCGTTATTCTGATCGTGCTGTTCATTTTGGCTGTGGTAGCTTGTGTTATCAGCGGTGTTTTTACGTTTACCACCTTAGAATATGGTGCTGACGATGAAGACCACAAGGCCGCAAAGCGCATTTTTAAGAGGTGCTTTATTACGGCGGTCGTTGTAGCAATTGCAGTCATTCTCATCCCGACAAAGAACACTCTCATTGAGATGCAGATCGCTCGATATGCGACATATGAAAACGCAGAGATTACCATTGATGCAATCAAAAGCGCAGTCGATTATATCGTAGATGCAATGAAATCAGTAAAGTGATCGGAGGCGGTATCTAACGGCTGACTACACGGATAAGCCTTACGCGCAGTGGATTGAGGATACGATCCAACAGTTGTTTGATGTAGACCCGACCTCCATCGCAATGGAGATGCGGGACGATAAAGGCCAGACTTACACTTGCTACTGGGAAGTGAGCCGAGATGACCGCGCTTGCATGATAGGGGCGATGCAAGACGATGATTTGCTCGACTTCCTCGCGGTGAACAAGGATGTGGTGGCTGAGATTCTAAATGGAGAGGAGGATGACGAGGACGGATTATGTGAATCTGATACAGAAGCTGATAGCGAGGGATGATCCATATGCCCTCGCTGATGCTTTTGACCTCTGCCGGGAACTGGAGATGGACGGCGCGGTTCATGTCGAGGGGCGCGGGAGGCGTGATAGAGGCACTACCGTCTACGATGACGATAACTTCACACGCGCACATGAACTGAACAAGCAACTGCGGATTGCGGCGAACAAGATGGTCAGAGACGGCGTGGATGCAGACAACATGATTGACCTCTACTACAAGAGCCATCTGTTTGACGCTCCGCACTTCTTTGACAGCTTCTGCATATACATAGAAAAGGACAGAGCGCCTGAGAAGCAATTCTACCTTCCCAGACGCAAGCAGTTGCTTCCCTGCGCTGAGTCTTTGCAAGACCTTGAGGACGGGAAGATTGAGCTTCTTGGTATTTCAGAACCTCCGGGCGTTGGCAAGACCACGCTTGCTGAGTTCTTCCTCGCGTGGACGGTAGGACGCAACCCTTTCCTTCCAAACCTCATCGGCTCTCACAACAACTCGTTCCTCGGCGGTATGTATGGGGAAATGCTCCGCATCCTTGACCCGATGGGCGAGTACAAGTGGCAAGATGTCTTCCCCGGCCTCGGCGTAATCAACACCAACGCGAAGGACATGATGGTCGGCATTGGCTACGAAAAGTCGGACGATATGCGCTTCAAGACTCTGGAGTTTTCGTCCATCGGCTCTGGTAACGCTGGCAAAGTCCGCGCAATGAACATCTTGTACTGCGATGACCTTGTGGACGGCATCGAGACGGCTATGAGCATTGACCGTCTGGACAAGCTGTGGCAGATGTACTACACAGATCTCCGGCAACGTAAAGTCGGTACACGATGCAAGGAACTGCACATTGCCACAAGGTGGAGCGTACATGATGTCCTTGGACGGCTGGAGCGTGACTATGAAGGAGATCCTTCTGCGCGGTTCATTCGCTTTCCGGCTCTTGACGAGAATGACGAGTCCAACTTCGATTACCCTTACGGCCTCGGCTACACTACGGAGGCTCTGCACAAACAGCGCGACATCATGGATGACCCAAGTTGGAAAGCGTTGTATATGAACCAACCTATCGAAAGAGAAGGTTTGTTGTACGAAGGGTCTGAACTGCGGCGGTTCTTTGAGCTTCCTGAGAAAGAGCCGGATGCTATCCTCGCCATCTGCGATACCAAGGAGCAAGGCTCTGACTTTTGCACTATGCCTATCATGTATCAGTACGGAAACGACTTCTACATGGACAAGGTTATCTTCGACAACGGCAAGGTCGAAACTCTGGAAGAGCGGGTAGCGCAAGTGCTTGTTGACAGGAAAGTCAGGATGTGCCGCATAGAGTCCAACCGTGGCGGTACGATCTTTGCCCAGAATGTCCAGAAGCGCGTGAAGGAACTGGGAGGCATGACGAGCATTACCACTAAGTGGACACAGAGCAATAAGGAAACGCGCATTATCGCCAACTCCGGCATGGTCAAGTCTCATGTGTTGTTCAAAGACGAGAGTTTGTATCCGCTCGACAGAGAGTACAGGGATGCCATGAATCAGCTTTGTTCCTACTCGATGATGGGCAAGAATAAGCACGATGACTTTCCAGATGTTCTCAGTTTGTTCGTAGACTGGCAGTTGTCCGACCGCGCAAACATCGCAACAATCATGAAGCGCCCATTCTGATTACTGCACCCTAACCAATTGAAGATATAGCAATTTGTGGTATAAAGAAGTATGAAGAGCTATTCATTTGCGGGGGATTTCGCCGGGAAAGCCGGACACCGACCGTGGTGAGGGAGCGGCTAACGCGATAACGCCGTCAGGATCTCGCCTAAAGAAACTACCACGGGTCTTTCTTCCTTTCGCCCGTGAGTGCCTAAAAGTTGTACAAAAGTCCCGGCATGGAGTGGCTACCTAAACCGGGCATACTTAGACGATTGGTGTAATGGAAGCACACAAGGCTTTGAACCTTGGGGCGGTGGATCGTAACCATCATTGTCTGCCAATATGTCGGACACAGCGTCCGAGGGATGACACCGCGACATATGTAGGGGTGGGGCAGTTGCGGATGGATAACGAATGAAAGCAATCAGAGCAGACTTATCTGCCGATTACAAGTCCATAGAGCTTCTTGTCCTTGCCGACTACCACTACGCTGACCCGCATTCGGATCACGATGCTATACGCAAGGACATTGATTATGTCAACTCGCACGACAATGCGTACTGCGTGTTGGCTGGGGATCTCCTCGACTGCGCTTTGAAGTCGAGCCTTGGCGACGCTTATGTAAACCTCTCGCCAATGGAAGAACTGACGGCGATGATGGAACTCATCCAGCCTATCGCGCACAAGGTACTTGCAATCGTTGGCGGCAACCATGAGGCGAGGCATTATCGGACGAATGGCGTAGATATGACCCGGCTTCTTGCGCGACAACTGGACATTGAGGAACGCTATTCTCCTGACACTGCTCTGCTCTTCCTGAGATTTGGGAGCGATAAAGATCACGCAAGGCGGCATCGCCCGATTTTGTACACGATTTACCTGACGCACGGCTCTGGCGGCGGTCGCAAAGAGGGCGGCAAGATCCAGAGACTTGCGGATTACGCGCAGATAGTTGATGCTGATGCGTACATCTGCGGACATACCCACCTTCCGGCTTCCTTCAAGACGGGGTTTGCTCGTCCGTCTGCCGCCAATAACAGCATCACTTATTGCTCAAAGCTGTTCGTTAACAGCGCGGCAAAACTTCAGTATGGCGGCTATGGCGATACTGGCGGGTTCAAGCCTCCGTGTATTGATACCCCGCGCATCCTCCTGAGTGGAGAGACTAAAGATATGAGGGCTGTGATTTGATGCCGAAAGAAGTTCTTGAGGCTGTTGAGCGCATTGTCGCAGTTGGCAAAGAGGCCATTGTAAAGCGAGAGCGCGGCAAGTGGGTCGTTTTGGAGCAAGGCAAGCGGCTTGTGTATAAAGAGCCGTAAATGTAAAGTTGCACTTTAGATATAGCGCCTATTGCACTTTGGCAATAGGCAGAGCCAATCGGGGCTGAGTTGTTGCAAATTACGCAACAGCTTAGTCCTTTTTCTATTTTTGAGGTGAAGAGTTTGGACGAATCGACAAATAAATCCCCGGTCATCCGAAACGATATGTTTGGGCGGCTGGACATCTACGCCTCCTACGATGACATCAACGAGGAGAACCTGATCGCCGAGGTGAACGAGGCGCTGGTCTACCACGTTAGAAATATGTTGGAGGAAGAGTTCCTCTACTGGTATACGCGCGGCGTTCAGCCCATCCTCAACCGCAAGAAGGAAGTCCGGGATGACATTCTGAACATCGTTCAAGTGAACACTGCGGCTGAGATCGTTGACTTCAAGAACGGGTATTTCCTGACACAGCCTTGCAGTTATGTCTCCCGCCGCAAGGGCGTACAGACGAAGGTCAAGAAGCTGAACGAGTATCTGTACCGATCAGGCAAACAGGATGCAGACAACGAGGTTTCCGACTGGTTTCACAGGGTTGGCAAAGCACCGCTTTTTGTCGAGCCGAGTGATGACAACGAAGTTCCGTTCCGCGCATATGCGCTCGACCCGCGCTCTGCGTTCGTGGTGTACTCCCTTCGCCCCGGCAACAAGCCTGTGATGGCTGTGAACCTTGTTACCGTGGACGGCGTTGCCAAGCTCGATGTCTTCACGGAGAACATGGTGTACCACCTGACTGGCACGGTCGTGGGCAAGATGATTACCACAGAGAAGAACCATGACTACATGGTCACGGCTACCACGCTGGACTACTCCGAACCGAATGTTCTTGGGTACATCCCAATCATTGAGTACCGCTACAACAGTATCAATACTTCGGCCTTTGAACTGGCGATTCCGCTGATTGATGAGATCAGTAATCTGACTTCCAACGCTTGTGACGGCGTAGAGCAGTTCATCCAAAGTCTTGCAATTGCTGTGAACTGTGAGTTCCCTGAGAACACAACGATCACCGACATCCGCAAGGCTGGCATGATTGCTCTGCGGTCTATCGGTGAGAACAAGGCCGACTTCAAGGTGCTGTCTGAACAGCTTGACCAGACGCAGACGAAGACTCTGACCGACAACCTCTACGATGAGATCCTTCGCATCTGCGCTATGCCGAGCCGGAACACCAGCGGCTCTTCCACCTACGACACCACTGGCGCGGCTGTTCTTGCCAACTTCGGCTGGTATCAGGCCGATGCCGCCGCGAGGAACACTGAGGACTTGTTCAAGAAGTCCAACAGGCAGTTCGACCGTATCATCGTTGAGATCCTGAGACGCAAGGGGCTTCTCGACATTGACCTCAACGACTTTGAAATCAACTTTGTACGCAACGAGACTGCGAATGTTCAGTCCAAGGCTCAAGCGTTCCAGACACTCATGGCGGCTGGCCTCCACCCGGAACTGGCGGCGGCAAAGTCTGGTATCTCCAACGATCCTGTGAAGGACATGAAGATGTCCGAGAAGTGGCTTGAGATGATCTGGGGTAACCCGGAGAAAGTTGTTGAAGCCGAGCAGACTGACGGCGGCCAGGGTGAAGCGGAGATCGTAGAGTCCGACAAAGACAACGGCGAAGATGAAACGGGCGGTGCTGTGTAATGGCAAGCATTTTGCCGTTCGATGAACTGAACCGCTTTGATACAGAAATTCGTGAGAGATTCGGCAAGAATACTCTCCAAAAACGTGATAAGCGAGAGGAAGAGGACATCATAGACGAGCTTCTCGATCTCTTTCTCCTCGCATATGCGATGGGCAATTCCGTAACGAACGAAAATCTTTCGTCCGACTACGCTCCGTCTGTGGACGAAGTGATGAAAGTCGTGGATGCAGAGGTGGCTGGAAAGACTTGGAGAGAGAGAGTCGAGGACTACTTCGCAAATGGCGGCACAGGGGAAGACCTCGCCAGAATTGCCGATACGGAGACTCATCGTATAGCGAACCAAGCCGCCTACGAAACCGCAAAAAAGGCGGGTGCAACAGAGAAGACTTGGCACTGCATGATGCTCCCGACTTCCCGTGATACGCACATCTACCTTGACGGCGTGACAGCGCCTATTGACGGCGAGTTTTACTCCTTTAAGGGAGGGGCAACTCAGTTTCCGGGGCAGTGGGGCATTGCCGAGGAGGATGTGAACTGCCTGTGTTGGCTTTCGTTTAGTTAAGTGAGGTGGAGCTATGACAAAACAAGAAGCGATTGAAAAGCTCCTCTCATGGGTGAGAGAGCAAGTTGGCTACCAAGAGGGCGCGAACAACTACAACAAGTACGCAGAGGACAAGCGGCTTGTCCAGTTGTACGGCTGGGATGCCCAGAATCAACCTTGGTGTGACCTGTGGACGGATGCGGCGTTCATCCACTGTTTTGGACTTGAGACTGCCGCCGCAATGACCTATCAGCCTATTGGCGATGGCTCTGCGGCTTGTTGGAGATCCGCGCAGTTCTTCAAGGAACACGGTGCGTTCTCCCAATATCCAGAAGCCGGGGATGTGATTTTCTTCTTCGTCAACGGGGCAATCAACCATCAGGGCATCGTTGAGAGCGTGTCTGGTGGCGTGGTTTACACCATCGAGGGAAACAGTTCCGACTCTGTGGCGAAACGCGCATACTCCATCGGAGCGCCCAACATTGCCGGATATGGCAGACCCGATTGGGAAGCTGCCTCGACTGAGAAGAGCGAGGAAGCCGATGAGCCGAAAGACCCGGATGCTCCGAGGCTCGGCACTGTGACGGTGGAACTTCCCGTACTCACCAATGGCATGGGCGGCAACGCTGTCGCGGCACTCCAAGGAATCCTTCGCTATCAGAAATACTCCCTCGGCTCTTGCGGGGTCGATGGAGAGTTCGGAGTAGCGACTCTCGCGGCTGTCCGCAACTATCAAGTTCGCAATGACCTTGAGCGTGACGGAATCGTTGGAGAGGCTACTTGGCGAAAGCTTCTTGAGAGGCGGTGAGAGAGTGAGCGAAGGTGTATTGATTGCTCTGATTACTGGCTTGTGTGCAGTAGTCGGGCAATGGCTTATCTCACGCAGTCAAAACGAGAAGAGGAAAGTGGACGATGCTGTGAGGGATGCCAGACTTGATGACAGGCTGTCCGGGGTCGAACGGCGCTTGGATGAGCATAATGGCTACGCCAAGAGGTTTGCGGAGATCAGCACGGACATCGCAGTCATCAAGAATGACATCAAGACTTTGTACAAGGAGAAGGGCTGACATGGGAATCGATTGGAAAAGAAAACTGACGAGCCGCAAGTTCTGGGCGGCTATCGCACTGTTCGTCTCCGGGTGCATCGTGGCATTCGGCGGCGATGCTGAGAAAGCCGAGGTCGTGTCTGGCCTCATCATGCAAGGAGCGGCTGTGGTCGCGTACATCATTGGCGAGGGGCTAGCTGATGCCGCCGCCGCTAACAGTACGTTCATCGTGGAACACCATGATGGCGAGGAAGAGTAAGCAATAAGCTTTACATATATTGGCAGTAGTGAAACTGCCTTATCAAAAACGCATCGGAAGACATGACAAGTCTCTAAAACGGAAAGCATAGCAGAGTGAACTGCTTCTAATTAAACGCA